TTGTCAGCTGTAAGTGGTGTTGAATGATATGATCTGCCAAAATCACCGTGTTCTTTTATATATGCTTTTTCTCTTTTACGAGCATCACTAATATATTTATTACTCGCTTTGTTTAATGATTTAACAAACTCTGGTTTTTCTTCACTCCATATTACAGTTGGAAAATAATTATTTATAAACATTATTTAAAAGGCCTTCCTAAATGCCATACCACAAGACTATATCTTGTGCCTGATGTTACCGGTTTAACTCTATGCCACACAAAACTAGGAAATATAATAATAGATCCTTTTGGTAGTATCTCTCTACATTGTATTCTATGTTTTGATTCATCTCGCATATTTGGTTCATAATTTCTAAAATCAAACTCTAACTCACCACCTTTATATTCTGAACCATCTGTTAATTGACAAGTCATAGATAGTTTTCTAATTTTACCTTTTTCTGGTCCTTCTTTTTCATAAGGTTTATCCCAGCTATCACAATGCCAATCGTAATATTGATTTATTTTATATTTTGTAAATTGACAAGATTCAGATCTGTCCCAATCAAAATTCCAACCCGCATTTCTATTTGCTTCATGAACATATGGATGTAACTCCTTATATATCCAGGTATCATTAAGCCATACCAAATCAGATTTTCTTTTTTTCTGTATATTTTTTACATCTTCTTTTGATAATTTTTCTTTGTCATATCCACCGGTTCTGGCTAATACTTCTTTTTGTGCATTAGCATATTGTATCACCTCATCACAAAATCTTGGTGTGAGTGCACTTTTAAAATACCAATAGTAATTAGATATATTCATAATTAAGATTTATTACCATTCTTGTATCTGTATCGGTTTGACCAACAGCTCTGTGTTTTTTGTTTGCATCAAAAACAATTATTTTATTTTTTTCACATTTTATTTTTTTATTTTCAAATTCTGTATAGCCATTATTACTATTTACATAATAAATAGCTGTTTTATGTTTTAAATTATCTGTAAACTTATCTGTATGCCAAGCACATTTTGTATTTCCTCTTAAACATAAATTAGCTCTTACATTTAACAACTTTTTTATTTTAAGTTTTTTTATTATCGAATCTATTAAAAACATAGCAGACGAAGATACTTGTCCATCTTGAAAAAAAGTATGACTTAAAAAAGGAGTATTATTTTTTATATCCTCACATTGTTTAGGTATGTAATACCAAGGAAAAATATTACTTAAAAATTCTTTATGAATTGTATCTGAATTTTTTTTGGATATAAAATTTTTATATATATTCATACGTTATAGTTTGTACAAAATTTAATGAATCTTTTTGATAGTTAGTTAAGTAATACATATTAGTTGATGGAAACATAATAAACATATTGTCTTTAAGTTCTATATCCCAAGATCCACCTTTACGTCTATTATCTTCATAGTATATTCTGACTATACAGTTCTTAACTTTTACACCATAGAGTAATGTATAATCTGGTGAGTTACGTAAATCTACTGGATCTATGTTTAATAAAGGAGTTGTAATCTCGCTAGGTTTATATATGTCACCCCACGTTTTTTTGTTAATTAAAGTAAAACCATACTCTAAATTTATATGATCTCTCATATAAGTGTTTAACATATCAAACGTTCGTGAGAATGGAAACTCTATGTTTTGAATCCAACTAGATAAAATATCTTTTTCTAATTTATTTCGGTCAATATCCCAGCCTTTAGGCATTGCCACATCACCATAATATAAGGCTTGTTCACTTAATACTTTCTTTTGCATACCACCACCATTTTTAATTTATGCTAATCTGTCTGTCAAGTCCCAAGACTGGCCTGATTCATCCCAATCATAACCCCAAGAATGTGTGCCAGCTTCATTTTGTGAATTTTGTTCTGCAGTTAATGCAGGAGCATCACCAATTGGTGATTTCCAAGTTGCAGTTGTAGTATCTTTTACCCAAGATGCAAAAGGTTTTTTAGGCCAAAAAATTTCATTATCTTCATCCCAGGTGTAACCTATACCTGCGTAGTTGCCTCTAAATGCTTTTGAATTATCACCAGAATTATGTGTATTAGCTGATGTATTATATGAAGTTTGAATCCACATTTGTGCAGGCCAATTATTGTGTGTCTCTAAGTATATTTGACCTACTGATTCATCCTCAACACCATCAGCGTTTAACATCTTATCATTATCCATAGTTAATACTTGAATAACTTTTCCGTTAGCTCCTAGTTTTGCAAAATGTGCCATAATGTTTCTCCTTATATATTAATTTTTAAGTTCAGTAAATACATATTAATTTTGATATTTGTATCTAATAATAACTATTCCAGATCCACCGTTTCCACCTGCTGTGCAAACGTTACCTGTACTTCCACCTCCACCACCACCTGTGTTTGTGGTTCCAGCTCCACCAGGACTTCCACTATTCCCACCACCACCAGGACCAGGTCCACCAGAAGGTCCAGTATAAGATCCACCTCCACCACCACCTGCGTAAGTTCCTCCTGGAGTTCCACCTAAAGGCGCAGGAAATAATGAAGTTACTGATTTACCAGAACCACCATTACCACCACCGCCAGGTGTTCCGTTTGAACCTACAGCTCCAGCTCCACCACCTCCAGCGTGACCATACTGAGGAGCACCTGTAGCTCCACAGCCTGAATTATTTCCAAAACCAAAAGTTCCTGAATTTCCTGATTGAGAAGGTTGTGTACCTGGTCCAATGCCTCCGCCTTGGCCAGATCCTCCTCCAGATCCGCCTGCTTGATTAGGACTAGAACCTGTGTGTTGACCTCCACCTCCTCCTACACCTGTAAGAGAAAGTCCTGTTGAATTTGTTCCTTGGGCTCCTTGACCTGGGGGTTGAGGTTGTCCACTACCACCACCTCCAACAGCAATTGGGAAAGGACTTGCAGAAATAGGTACACCACAACTAGGTGTAAATACCATACCTCCAGCACCTCCACCACCACCATATCTACCACCACCTGCTCCACCACCAGCAACAATTAAAACTTGAACTGTGTTTGATCCACCAGTATTTCCTGCACAAGAAACACAAAAAGTACCAGGACCTGTAAATTTATGAAATTTAAAATTACCGCAAGTTGAAGCTGACCCACCAGTAGCTGTTACATAAGCTGGCGGTACATTAGTCGCTGTATTATCATTAACGGGTACCCAACCTTGAGTACCATCAACATAAACTAATGTTACTGTGTCTCTGTCTTCATCTAATTTAGCATCGCTAGCTTGACCTTCAATAAGAGAACCATTTCTACCTATTGTAACATTATTACTTCCTGAAGTTCCTGCATAATCTGCAAATGCAACTATAGCTCCTGCACTTGGAGAAGAAGGTAAATTTCCTGTTACTGCCCCCGATGATGTATTAACAAAATATCCTTTACCATTTTCAGCAGTAAAAGTTCCTGTTTTAATATCTCCTGTTTGCCAGTCTACAGTTCCGGTTCTTCCAAATCCTGATTGTGCTGCTCCACTTGCAAGTGATACTGTATCTCCTGAAGCACCTAATGTGATAGTTGTTCCTGATTGAGAAATTATTACTCCACCATCCGCAGCTTTTAACGAATCAGATTTTAAATCACCAGAAACTAAAATACTATCTCCACTATCCCCTAATGTAGTTGTACCACAATTTGTTCTTGGACTAATTTTATTTACTTTTACTTCACTCATAATTTACCTATTGAAACTTATACCTTATTATTACTATACCAGAGCCTCCTGCGCTACCATTACCACCTCCGCTCGGATGACCACCTTGTCCTCCACCACCTGTATTTGCTGTTCCTGCTTGACAAGCACCAGGACCTGATGCACCACCACCAGATGATCCAGCACATTTATCTCCACCACCTCCACCTGCTCTCTCTGTTGGAGTTCCGTTAATAGAAGTTGTTGCTCCAGTACCACCATTACCTCCTGCGCCTGGACCTGCATTTCCACCAACCGTAGTAGCACCTCCACCACCACCGCCACCAATGTTTGGTGATGCTCCACCACCTCTACCACCGTTATTTCCTTGTGGGGGAGATACTGGAGGAGTATTACCTGCTGCACCTACAACTCCACATCCTGAAGTACCACCTCCAGCACCACCACCAGAGCCTCCAGTATTTCCTGTTGTTGAATTTGTTCCACCACCTCCTCCACCAGTAGATGTGATTGTTGAAAAACTAGAATTACTTCCATCGTTACCATTACCAAAAGAATCTTTTTGAGCACCACCAGCACCAACGACTACTGGAAATGAAGTTGCAGCAAGTGATAAAGCTGAAACACCTGAACCTAAAGGACTCGCTGTATAACAACCTGATGCTGCACCTGATGATTCTCTAAATCCGCCTGCGCCACCACCAGCTCCTCTATCACTAGTACCAACTCCTAATCCACCACTGCCACCACCACCGATAACCATGTAATCGACAGAGTTTGATCCACCAGGAGAACCTGCACAAGAAATAACAAATGATCCAGGGCCTGTAAAAGTATGCACTTTAAAATTTGTACAAACTATTGATTCTGTGCCTCCGCTTGCGTTCACAAAAGTTATTTTATTTCTTAAATCATTACTATTTACTGCTTGCCAACCTTTTGTATCATCACCATAAACTAACGTAACGGCAACACTTTCACCATTTAAAACAAAATCATTTGTAATACCTTCAATTTTTTGTGAGCCATTTGCAGAAATAGTTAAAGCGTTCGTATCAAAATTTTGTGCATAATCTTTAAAAGCTACAATTGATCCAGCCGATCCTGCTGGTAGATTTGCTGTTATAGCATTACTTGAAGTATCTACAAAATAACCCTCACCATTAGAAGCAGAAAAAGTAGTAGATGTTTTAATTGATGTCTGCCAATCTACTGTTCCTGTTCTACCAAAACCTGTCTGTGATGCGCCTGATGCTAGTGTAACTGTATCACCACTTGCACCAATAGTTATCGTGTTGCTAGACTCTTTTATGATGTCTGCTCCACATGTATTTTGTATTGTATTTACTTTAATTGTG